AGCAATGAGTGGAAGCGCTAGACCAGGATTACGGCAGTACCAAAATTGGAATGGAACGTATAAAGTGGTCTCAGGCAATGCGTTTCTAGGAGTACATACTTGACGGGGGGCATCGGAATCACACGGACCATCCACGTTTGCAAAACTGGGGTCAGTAATATAGGTTAGTGCCGTGGTGTTACCAATCATCTTATAGTAACCATCTTGTTGCTCCTTGGATAGTGTTAATTGATTCCAAATATGCATCCAGTCACCATATTGACGGTCAATTCGCTGACCACCAATTTCAACTTCCACTTGCGCGATGAGTTGCTCACCTGGGAAATCTAACCATCTCGCAAAAGGCGCTAGAGTAGAATTGATTTCAGGTAAAGTTACTTGAAGGTAAGTTCTATAAGCAAGGTCACCGTTTCTCGCAAGGGTGCATGTTACACGTCTTCCGAAATCCGCTTGACCGTTGAATGTTTGTTCTATAGATTCCATCGCAAAATTAGTATGACGACGATAAGTTACTTTCCAAAATGTAATTTGTGGATTGCCAGTAAGATAAACATCTTGGGCGCCATAGGCTACTAATTGCATCAATCCTCCACCCATTCTATATTATTACAAAAGAAAAAAAAATATAGAATTATACCTTATTCTTCAAATAGACGTATGATGAGTTATAAATGTCTTAATATAGTCTTCTTCAAATATTTGTTTGTCATTCTCATGCTTTTTCGTAAAAACATATTTACGTGCAATTTTTGTTACGGACCAACCGTCTTGTAATGCGCTATATATAAACTTCATCTTTTGTAAGGTGTTAAAGTCAATGTCTTGTGTAATATGTCTTATTAATTGTATTGTATTATCCTCCATTGTAATATATATGAAACAATAATTTATAATAATTAACGTTTAATCTAATATTGTATTAAAAACTATATCAATATTAGATTAATGTCTTTTAAAATCAAACCAACTAAAATGATACAAGTCCCGGTTAAATATAATACAACCTTAGATATAAAGCATAAGTCCATTTTAGAGAAAATCAAATACGAGGAAGATATTGTTTTGCCTAACTTACATTCTGAAAAATATAAGTTAAAAACCGAATTAAAACATACAGACCATATTGAACTAAAAACTGAAATACAAGACAAAATATATTTTATTTCCTCTAAAATAAAAAAATTGCGTCACTATAAATCAAAATACTACCTTGATAATTCAAAATATATATTTGATTATTATGAAAATAAAAAGATTGAATCTGAAGGTAATTGTAACGTTTCATCTAAAACGTTGAATACATTCTTTAATATAAAGGGCCCTCCTTCTATAGTACAAAATGATATATTACCCAATGCACAAAAATATCTTGCAAATGTGGATGATGCATTCCTAGATATTAACAAGTTTATAAATCAAACAGACATTTGTAATCATTGTAATAAAGGTGAACTTATATTCATTGAACATGAAGGAATATGTGTATGTAACGTGTGTTTTGTTAGCGTACAATATCTAATTGATAACGAACGTTGTAGTTACAAGGAACCGCATAAAGAAATATGTTTTTATGCTTATAAGCGTATAAATCATTTTAGAGAAATTCTTGCACAATTTCAAGCAAAGGAGACTACCCAAATACCATCTAAAGTGATAGAAGACATTGAACAACAAATGAAAAAAGAGCGTATCGTTCTTTTACAATTGACTAATCATCGTGCTAAAACCATATTAAAGAAATTAGGATATAATAAATATTACGAACATATACCCTATATAAAAGATAAATTAGGAATTAAACCTCCTATAATGCAACCTGAATTAGAACAACGCTTGTGTAGTTTATTTATGGAAATACAAAGACCTTATGCTAGATTTTGTCCAGATGTACGAGTAAATTTCTTAAATTATTACTATACCATATATAAACTGTGCGAATTACTAGATGAAACAGACTTTTTACCTTTTTTTCCAATGCTAAAAGATAGATATAAGCGGATCGAACAAGATGAAATATGGAAAAAAATATGCAATGAATTAGATTGGGAATTTATACCGACTATATAAATTATCTCGGGAAACCTACAAGATTTGCGCCTATACCAAATCCTGCCCCACTTCTTGCATTTATGCCCATACTAGGAATATAGGTATCCAAAATGCTGAATGTAGCAGCGGCAGTCAATGCAATGAGTGCAATTTCATCTAAGTTAATACTTTTTTTAGGAATCGCAAATGCGGCAATGGCTACCATTAGACCTTCCACTAAATATTTAATTGCACGCTTAAGTAATTCATTAAAATCTACGCCCGAAATATTCATTATAGAGTAGTAACAGAAAAAAATTTGTATGAAATTAAGACTTAAAGATTTCTTAATTATCCAATGTATGTCGTCATCTAAACGTCCGAATAGTCGTCTCGTAAACGGTTCTCCTAATCCAGATTATATTGATTTATTACAAGAAGACCGTGCATTGGCCGGACAAAAATTTGCATGTGTCTCATTTATATCCCCTGAAAATATAATAGAAGATAAACGTCAATTTTTTTTCAACGAGTTTATTAAACAATGGGAATTATCCAAATCTATGGATAAGTTTACACAATTTATTAAATTTTTATCGTATAAGTATAAATGTTCATTTGAAGATATGATGAAAGATTTAGAAGAATTTGTTTCAACCGAAAAAGATGCATTATTTGCAACTACATTATCGGATGAATATAAAACGTTCATGGATAAACATGAAGATAGATTACAAAGTCTATATGACGAATCCGTTGAATTTCAAACCAATACACGCGGAATCAAAATACGCGGGTCTTTTCCTACGCAAGGTGAAGCAGAATTACACGCTAAAAGTTTACGCGAGAGTGACCCATCGCATGATGTGTTTGTTGGACCGGTTGGATTGTGGATGCCATTTGATCCCGAGTCCTACAAAACAGGTAAAGTAGAATATTTGGAAGAGGAACTAAACCAACTCATGCAAGAAAAACATAAAAATGAATTTAAAGCTAGACAACATTTTGAAAATCGCGTGCGTACTACCAAACAAAAAGCATTTGAAGACAACTTGAAAAAGGCAAGTGAAAGTGGTAATAAATTAACACAAACGATGAACGAACAAGGCAATCTCGTGTCGTCCCGTGATGACCCTACCAATGAATTATTTGAAACTGAAAATATCTCAACTAAACATGTAACTTAATTCCATTTGTTTTTTTTAACGTTGATATGAGGACCTTTTGTTTTACGGGCGGTTGCCGGGTCATAGGCTACTATATTTTCATCATCACTATCTATACCTTTGGATAATTCCCAAAATTCATTTGAACCCAGTTTGAATGGTCCATGCGGTTCGGCTCTATACCAAAATATTTGGTCTTGTAAACGATTGCTCTTGGAATTATTGTTTATCACCAAACATTCATAGTTTTCAGTACATTGGTCCATAATTTGTGAAAAACTTTCAAACGTTGGAAACATTCCCGCATAATTTTCATGAATGATTCTACGGTTTTTTATATAAGGCTCGCGTAATATGAAGACATAATCTATATTGGTTCTAAGGTTGGGAGGTATGCCTAATGGATATTGCATTGTGATGATAAGCATTATTTTCCAGTGACGTCCATTCATAAATAATAATCTCATCATTTTATCACGTGTCCACGATGCATCGTATAAGCAGTCGTCTAATATAACAAACGCACGAGAATCAATCGTACTTCGCTTGTATTGTTCAAGTTCTTTTCTTACCTGTTTAAGAACTTGTCGTTGCCGTTTTAATATATTTTCAATGATGGATATATTATATTCATCATGAATAAACAATTTAGGAATATGTTGGCAATAAAATCCATTTCCAGCTTCTGTTCCTGATATGACCGTTCCTATGGGTATATCTTGATGGTGATACAATAAGTCCCTTACCAGATAACTTTTACCGGTATCTCTACGCCCAATCAATACTACCACTGGACCTTTATTTTCATCTGATTTAAAACTAATACAATTCATATTGAATTTACTAAGTTCTAGTTCACGCGACATTGTGAATGATTGAGAAATTAAAGAATTATATACACCGCAAGAATTGATAATTAGTTTATATATGTAATTAATTATATAATATCTGATTAATGGAATTTACATATATAAAACCAATTCATACTGTTTTATTTCAAAGTGTTCTAGACGTGATGGGAGTTAAATATCCACAAAATTATATACCTATATACAATCGGTTTTTTTCATTGACTTCTAATAATTACAATACAATTACATTTAACCATAAACGTTCCTTGTACGAAGTAAAGCATAAAGTTACTACCAATGTATTTAACTGCACTATACAAACCGGTAAGGTACAAGAAGAACAGGACGTATATTTTAAATATAGTCCAGTGTTAGACCCTTTAAAATATATAGTTGGACGATATAAGGAATATGACATAGGTTGTTTACCCCAATATATATCTTTAGAAGAACATGCAAAATGTCGTGATTCCAATAATTCTGCTTATATTGACGGTATGTTCAATTATTTATCCAATCAACTTTTACATCATTATGGGTTTTTTCATGGATTAGAATTTTACGGGTCATTTATTGCCATTAAGAACACCTTTGAATGTGATATTTCAGATGATATAGAATATATAGTACAATCCGATTTTTTTAATCAACACAATGATACGTTATTTCATATCAACCTTCCTATAACGAAACAATCGCCTAAACGAAGCCGTTGTAATAAACCTATTCTGGATATAGGTGAAAATATAGACATTCCTTATGATACAATTGACACCTTAAAGATAACCGAACCGATTGAAACCGAATTAGAATTATTATATTTAAACGATACGATTTCTACCGAAGAAACTACAATCAATAGTGAATGCTCTTCTATGTCTTCTAAAACAGAAGAGACTACCTCAGACACGTCTTCCACAAGCGGTTATTCCACCATTGTGGAAGAGGAAGAGGACATCCTTGCAACTATACATAATTTCCCTGTACATGTGATTGCGATGGAAAAATGTGTAGAAACGTTAGACGATTACCTTATCCATAACAAAAATTCCATAGGGGAAGACGAATGGCGTTCTATATTATGTCAGATTGTCATGTCCTTACTAGTATATCAACGAACCTTTCACCTTACACACAATGACTTACATACCAATAATATTATGTATACCCATACACATCATACCTATCTTGTATATACATGGAACGGCACCACCTTTAAAGTTCCAACCTTTGGGAAAATATACAAAATCATTGATTTTGGTAGAGCCATTTATCGTTTTCGTGGACGTATCCTTTGTAGTGATAGTTTTCATCCAAAAGGAGATGCCGCTTCACAATATAATTGTGAACCGTATTTAAACAAACATAAACCAATCCTAGAACCGAACTTTAGTTTTGATTTATGTCGTCTAGGGTGTTCTTTGTTTGATGTTATATCCGAAGATATAGATTATACTAGCGTAAAAGATACAGATAATACACACCGTATTATACTAGAATGGTGTCAAGACGATAAAGGAAGAAATATTTTAGTGAAACAAAATGGTGAAGAACGATACCCTGACTTTAAACTATATAAAATGATTTCTAGAACCGTTCATAATCGTACGCCTGAAATGGAAATTAAAAAATCTTATTTCTCAACGTTTATAACACAAGAACCATTGGATACAGCTTTACCAACGATACACATTAATGATTTTTCAAGTTATATAAATTAAGAAGAATTACAATAATATATATATATATATATATTATGCCTCCTATAATACATAAACTGGATATAAGTCCTGAGGGTATTGTATGTACTTGGCCCGGAAAAAGTTATACCATAGAATGGGTTCATTGTTTAAAGAGTGATGGCACTGCTCCGGCGGATGTAGCTGCATTAACGAAAGACCAGAGATACCATATTACCTCAGATATGATAAAGGATGGGTCAAATCCAAAATTATTTAGACACTTATTTAAAAGAGCATGGCCTGATCCGAACCCCGCCGATTTTTCGGGACCTCTCAATAAAATATTTTTAGATGAGTCTATGAGTAATTCCTTAGAGGTACACGCCGACAATCTATCGACTATAGAATGGAATGCGATAGGACCAGCTAGCACCGTTCCACCCCATATTGTTGGGGTAACCCGTGATTGTGGAATTGCCTCTGACAAGATTGCTCCGTGGTCATTTCCAATCACAAGTTTTGCGACTGCATTTGATAGTGCAACCAAATCTCAGGGTAAAGTATGGCCACCACGAGGTGAAACCATTATATTGACCGAAGAGTTGTTTCTGGCATTTGGTTATCCCGCTGGTATGTATCTCAAAGCAACCACGATCTCTAACGATGTATGGATATTTGAATTCAGAATGTTTGGGAAAACCTTTTCGGGTAGAACCGACGACGAAAATGCCGATTATTTGGAATTACAAAATTTTACACAGGGCAATGACAAAAACAAAAAATGGTTCAGGCAAAATAAATTTGTGATAAGTCCAAATGGTCATATTACCAACAAGGTTCCGTTTAAGGGGACGGGGTTTCTACCGGCAAGGAGTGTCTTTACGGGTTATACAGCATATGAAACAAACGCACTGTTAATAATTATATTAAAATCGCTTGGAGACAGGTTGCAATGTTTATTTCATTTATTAAATTGGGTAGAACATAAACAAGGTCCCAATACAACCGTATTAATGAATACGTGTGATGGTCCTGTATTTACAGTATCGTTACAAATCGGTCCGAATACAGCATTATTATATGATAAATATACGAATAAAGGTGATAAAAAGAGATATCATAGAGGTTTACTATTAGACCGTGTCGTTAACCCATGTGAGACTTGTAGGAAAAAAAATATAATTAAAATCTCGGAGTGTATTGATTCAAACCGTTCATTATTAAGATTATATATTACCATATATAAGAATATTAAAAATTATTACGGGACTGTAACAAGTGAAAACTATATATTTAGACTTGAAACTCAGGATGCCGATGTACCAGGACCGGTAACCATAAAGTTTTTTGAGGTTATTATAAGACAAATAATGGTTTGTAATTCTAAATTAATTGAGTTTATGACAAATTATTTAAAAAGCGAGATTGCCGTCCTAATAGCAGCCGAGACCGATGATACAACCAATACTTTGACTTCTGCCCAACGTACGCAAATACATATAAACTATAATGAAAAGTTAAATACTAAAACGAACGAATTTATAAAGAATTACGGTTATATTTCTTTTTTTACAAAGATATCTACATCTGATTACCCTTCATTGACTAAACTTAAAATTTCAAATAATAATAGATTAACATTGGGAAGTATCGGTGATACCCTAATATTTGAATTGTACAATGAAGTAGCAGACGCATCAAAAAAACCACAGATAGATAAAAGGGATTTTAATTATAAGAAATTTACCATTTCAAAACTGATGATGGACAACTCGATAATTATACCTTTGGTACGCAATGGTTCTGTAACCGTACGGACTTTTAATACATCTCTAACCGGTTTGAGTGAACGTGGTCGTCGGATTGGTCGTCGGATTGTAAAACGAGGGACTGAACCGACTGAACCGACTGAACCGACTGAACCTGAAATTAAAGGTGGAACGATGCCTCCATATTTAGAAGCGTTGAAAGCATATATTGAGACTAAAGAATTTACTGATGTTACGACTACTTCATTACTAAATATAATACCATTAAAAGATATATTATTAGAATCCATCCAACAAAAATACAACCTATCACCCGAAGATATAGACATGATAAAAGCAATTGGTACGGTTAAGCCAATTGTAGAAGATAGTGATGAATATATATCAAAGAACGAAGCGGTTATGAATGGATTGAGAGAATTACAGCAAACATTTGATGGTAATTTCGTACCGGCGAACTTTAAAACAATGGGATTGGGCACTTCATTAAATGATAGTGAGATTGCTATTTTAGAGGCGAATATATCAGAACTCTATGATGAGATTAATAAAGATATGCCAGATATAACCAAGTTGTCGGGTGAAATAGAAGAAAAAAAAGGTGAGATATCATCTGAACTTGAAAGTGAGAGCAATGAGAAGGTTAATTCACTGTATACTCAACTGGATATGGTTGTATATGATTTGATTAGTAAACAGGCTGAGGTATTACCACGTATTGCACATATAAAAAATGTAATAGATATATATATTAACGTAAAGGATTTGCTACATACGGAAACGAAACCTCTACCAGAGAGTATCCGTTCCATACAAAAAAAATTGAGTGGAATAGATGACTTCTTCTTGAGATCTAGTACAGATTTAGAAGATATAAAGATGTTTTTACAACATGTAAATGGAATACAGACTAAAAAGTATGAACAATTCTTGAGCTCTGCTTCTAGTGCCTCGCGGGCGCCGGAAGACGCCGCCGCAGAAATGAGACCCGAACAATTCTTGGCTTCAGATGGGGACGCCGCCGCAGAAATGAGACCCGAACAATTCTTGGCTTCAGACGGGGACGCCGCCGCAGAAATGAGACCCGAACAATGGGATATCCCTAAATTGAGGGAAAAACTCGACGAAGAGGCCGTTGAGGAAGACTACATCGACACCTTCTTAATGCAGAGTGTCGCAGACGATACTAATGTTATAACTACGTTATTGCCTGACAACCTGACCGATATTGATGTGATACAATCTGTATATTATGATATTTATACAAAATTATATAGTCGGTTTAATATATCTATCAGTTTTAATTTGAAAAAAATATTAATAACTAATTTATATGATTATATAATATGGTATAGACGTATAGATATAAAGGATATAAGGGATATAAACCATCCAATATTTGATTTAATAACAGACTTAACGGGTATAACAGAGAAATTATCCTCTATCGGAATAGTACCGCCCATATATAACGAATACACACTTGCTGATAATTTTCCGAATGATCTGAAGGATAATGCTAATGCTAACCACCTCAATTATATACATCAACAAAGTGTATTGTACGGGTTGGAAAAAGAAAGGAACGATTTTAATCAGTATATGAGTAAACATGTAATACCTATTGTAGATACAAGTTTGGTTTTAATTCCCGAAGATGCAGTAGATAGGATTGAAAAAATAGTTAAACAGATAATAACCGAGAGGCGATTAGGACCTGTACCACGTGAAGCTACCAAGAGTGCAGAAGATGTAACTCCATCGTTGTCGGGTAATTATAAGATTGAAGATATGGAGGATGCGGTATATGATATTATATTTAAGAGTAAAGGAGATCTATCCGCGGAAGGAGATCTATCCATATCCGCGGAAGGAGATCTATCCGCGGAAGGAGATCTATCCATATCCGCGGAAGATATGGAACAGATAAAAGAGAAATTAGTTAGAACCTATTCCGCCGCAACGGTTGCAGATTTTCCAGAATCATCTGATTTTCCAGAATCATCTGGTGGTCGTTCTGGTATTCATAAAAAGTATACGAAACGCGGTAAAATGTATAAACGAAAAAAGTATACGAAACGCGGTAAAATGTATAAACGAAGAAAGTATACGAAACGCGGTAAAATGTATAAACGAAGAAAGTATACGAAACGTTAAATCATTTCGTGATAGTTCGCCGTTTTCGTGTAAGTTTTTTAGGTGTAATGGATGAGATGGTAAATGTGGTCCAGGGATAAGAAAGTCTATCGTGTAAATAAGGACGCAAGTAATTCCAAACACGTTGTTTGTCGCAAAAGGTATCTTTTATAAAAGGTTTTCCACAGGAGGACCCCCATCTAAGTGAAAACGACATATTTTTTGCCATTTGACTATCAATGACATTACCGTCCACTGCTCCTCGGGGTTCAAAGGGTTTAGGACGAGATGGGTCTGACATGTATTCACGTGGGTCCAACTCATAATGAGAACATACCGTACGTGAACACGGATTTTCTTTATTAAGATATACATCATAATGGTCGCTAATAATTTGTTGAGCAATGTCAATGTTTATGGTACCTTTATGTGTATCCATCAACTCGGATAAACGCACTTTTCTTGCACCTTGATGTGTCCGGATATCATCTATACCTGTATTTGTACATTCAAGATTACGAATTCTAGGGTCTTCCGGCGCGTTATATCCAATGAATACTCCATTTTGTGTACGTGTAGTATTGTGAAATCGTAACCCTAATTCAATGCGCATAATTTCATTTACATTCGTATCCCCGAACATCCATATGTTCGCATAATCACCCGAATTACCGTCTAACAACATGCGTTCATAATCATCTAAATTTTTTCCATATTGCATTGCATTACGAATACGACACGAAATGGGTATATTGGCTTGATAATTTTTAAATCCACCAATTGTGGTTTCGGTTCCAATTATACCAGCAGAGGTTACAAAAAAATCAGTACCAGACCATATCCATCCAGGGTAACCCGACCATAATATACGATTACCTTGTGTCGGACGAATATCTACAACATAATTTCCTAATTGTCCAGTTAAAAAATCTGAAAACGTATTATGTGCACATACGATTTTTCCATCGGCAGTCCAATCCCCTACGGCCATGAAGGTCGAACATCTATCCTTGTTACCACCTGTGTTTACATGGACCGATTGATTTGCATAATTCTCTCCATAAACAATGGTTTTGTCTTCCTTTGACATATTATTCCACCAAGAATCTGTTAATGTAAAATAATTGTTCCATGCAACCACTTCATCCATGGTTAGATTTGCACCTTCTGCAAATCCAAGCATTTCATCGTAAAATTCTGGAAACTGGGATGCAATCACGGGCGTAATATCTCTTTGTGCGACTTGAATAAAATACTCCCATTTTATTCCAAAATCGTTATAAATGGTAAAGTCCAATATACGTCTTACTTCTATCATTTCTTTTGCAATTAACGTACCGTAGGCAAATCCTCTTTCTTTAGGTGTACCATGTATGGATATATAAATCCAACCGTTTTTATCTTCACGTAATCCATGTTTGATAACCATTAATGTATAACGATATAATAGTTATCAAACCTTTACAAATAGTTTCCCTTATTAAAAGTCAGGTTTTCCTGTAAATACGGCAGGGATTTTTGAGGAAACGTCTGTATTGACTTGAGTAAGTAGAAACATTCCAAGGATAGAACTGATAAATACAAGGATTGTATCCCGAATCATCTGTTTGAATAGAATGTCTTCTTTTAATATAAATTTAATTTCAATAATACGTAAGATAAAAAATACTACACAAATCGCAGTTGAAGTCATCCATTGCGCTTGTTCCATTTAAACTGATAATATATATTCTTTATTCTACAAAAACGCATTATAATGTCTCAATATCTATAACAGGCAATGGTTTAACATTTATACGTCCATTAAGGTCTTTGATACCTATATTATCTAAACTTATTTCATCCCCAATAACTAATTTATCTTCACGTTCTTCTTCTTCTTCTTCTTGTTTTCGCTTTTTATGTGTTTCTTGTGAGATTCGTTCTAAACGTTCAATTGTTTTTGGCGCTTCAATCGTTCCTTGTGTTCCACTTGCATCCATTGTGAAATCTATATCTGAAAACGTTAATTTATCCGGCAAAAGGGGGGCGGATACTGTAGTCGTAGATATCAATGGTTCTTGTAATTTTGGAAGTATGGGGACGGTGTCCACCACCTTGGGCGTTTCAAGGGTTTCTACCTTGGGCGTTTCAAGGGTTTCTACCTTGGGCGTTTCAATGATATCGTCGGTTATGGTAACTTCTTCTTCTTGTGTTTCACTGAGATATTCTTTCAATATATCCTCTACAGGAATACTATCACGAATTACATTTAGAATAGATTCCTTAATGATTAATTCTAATTAACGATTATGTC